CTTCCCAGGCTTTACTTGATTATGCTAAAGCTATGGGCATGGAGTGTTGGTTCTTTAATTATTCTAATACAGAGATGAAAGATGTTGGCGGAATGAGCAAGGCTGAGATAATGTACGGCTTAGATAATGCAAAGCATTCAATACATGGACGAAAGGCTTTCCTATGATTATTGGTCTAAGCGGATACGCTCGCAGTGGAAAAGACACTGTTGCGGGAATGCTCATGGGACTTCATGGCTATGAACGAGTTGCATTTGCTGACAAAATTCGTGAACTTCTTTATGAGATGGACCCGCTTGTTATGCACAACTATATGGATTTTCGTTTGCAAGATGTCATTGATTCTAAAGGTTGGGAAATAGCAAAAACAGAGTTTCCAGAAGTTCGCCGTCTTCTTCAAGATTTGGGCGTAGGTGCTCGTAAATTATTTGGAGATACTTTTTGGGTAGACCAAGTAGTAGGTCAATTTGGTCATTCTTGGTGGGGATACGACACTAACGTTGTTATAACAGATGTTAGATTTACCAATGAAGCACAGGCCATTAAAGGCAAAGGTGGTCAAATTTGGCGCATCAATCGCCCAGGAACAGAAGCAATTAACGACCACGTTTCAGAACATGATTTAGACGGTTGGGACTTTGATGTTGTTATTGAAAACAATAGCGATATGCCAGCTTTAATTAAGAAGATTAAAACCCTGATAGGTTAAGGCTATGACTTTTACGGGGACGTTATTGCCTTACCAACCTGAGGCCGTAGAACGCATGTGCGATAGGCAAAAGATGTTGGTTGCCTATGACCTTGGCCTAGGTAAAACAGTCCTGACTATTGCCGCTGTAGAACGTCTCATGGATTCGGGCGAAATTAAAGAACCAGGTTTGGTAATCTGTTTATCCTCACTTAAATACCAGTGGGCTAATCAGATTGAGAAATTTACAAGTGGTACTTCTAAAGCTTTGGTCATTGATGGGACACCCAAAAAACGAGCACTTCAATACGAAGAAGCATACAACTGGCGGACTACAAAGGTTGATTACATCATCCTTAACTATGAGCAAATTGTTAACGACTGGGATTCCGTCAAGAAGCTTCCCAGAGGATTTGTCGTCCTCGACGAAGCAACCGCCATTAAATCCTTTAAATCCAAACGGTCAAAGTACACAAAAAAGTTAACTAACTCCCCCTATAAATTTGCCCTTACTGGAACTCCTATTGAAAATGGAAAACCAGAAGAGCTCTATAGCATCATGCAATTTGTTGACTCAGAGGTATTAGGACGTTTTGACATCTTTGACTCAGCGTTTATTGTTCGCAATTCTTGGGGCGGGGTAGATAGATACCGCAATCTTCCAGTACTACATGAGAAGATGAAAGAAGCATCCGTTCGTAAAGCGCAAAAAGATGCAGACGTTGCTCCGTTTTTGCCAGACTCAATTCATAAAGACCCTATCCTCATTACCTTTGACCGTAAATCTGCAAAATTGTATGACCGCATTCAAGGAGATTTACTTCATGACTTAGATGAAGCACAAAGCATGTTTGGTACTTCTTTTAATATATTGGCTCATTACGGTTACGACAACTCTCGTGGCGGTAAAGAAGATGAAATGCGTGGCAAGATTATGTCTAAGATTGGTGCGCTTAAACAACTATGTTCCCACCCAGATTTAATACGAACCAGTGCTAAAAAGTTTAATGACCAGAATGGACAAGGTTCTGCTTACGCTGCAGAACTTGTAGCTGCGGGGCACTTAGATGGTGTAGCTAACTCAGTTAAGTTAGATACCCTTTTAGAGTATGTCAATGACTTCTTAGACCAAAGCCCAGAAAACAAAGTAGTTATCTTTGCTACTTTTGTAGACATGTTGGATATGATTGCTCAAAATTTGGGGCCAGAACAATGTCGACTTTACTCAGGTCAATTAGATGCTAAGACTAAAGAGGAGAACAAAATTGCTTTCAATACAGACCCTAACATTCGCGTTCTTATTAGCTCTGACGCTGGTGGGTATGGAGTTGATTTACCTGCTGCCAACCTTCTTATTAATTATGACCTTCCGTGGAGTTCTGGAGCTGCTATCCAAAGAAACGGACGAATTAAAAGAGCTTCGTCAACTTGGCAAACAATAGTTATTCAAGATATTTTGATTGGTGGTTCTATTGAAGAACGCCAATATGACGCTCTACAACAGAAATCTTCAATTGCAAACGCGATTATTGATGGAGAAGGCATAGACGATAAAGGCGGAGTTCCTTTAAATGTAGGTAGTTTGAAGGCTTTCTTATCTCTTTCAACGGTGTAACCTGCTAAAATTGTGTAATGCCTAACGCACCTAAGACCCCTACACGCACTATTCGTGTGCCAGATGACCTTTGGAAAGCTGTTCAGAAGAAGGCCGCAGAACAAGAAGTCACCGTTACTAGTGTGATTATTGGCGCCTTGCAAGCCTATCTTGACAAGGATTAAATAGAACAATACTGTTGCCCTCAACACTAGGGGGTGTCTATGTCTAATCCAGACATTAAAGAAGTTGAGCAAACGCTTCAACAATACTTAGCTCTTAAAGAACAAGTAGATATGCTTTCTGAAAGACAAGCTGAATTAAAAAAACGTTTAGATGAAGTTACGGTGTCTTACGGAGAAGTAGATAGCAAAGGACATATTGTTCTTGAATTTGGTGATGCAAAACTTGTAAAGCAACGCAAAGTATCTAATCCAATAAATGAAGAAATTGCTATGCGAATTCTTACTGAAAAAGATTTGTTGGATGAGTGTGCTCCAAATGTACGTGAGTTTGACAAAGATGCCATTATGGCTGCTGTTTACAAAGGTTTTCTTACAGAGAGTGACATTGATGAGATGTTGCCACCAAAAATTTCATACGCATTTATTATTAAAGGATAGTAATGTCAGACGACTTTATTGAATCTTCTTTTGCTGACTTGGATGTTTTCTATCCAGGCAGTAAGAGAAAGCGACGTGAACCAAAAGTCATAGAGACTCGTGAAAGCCAGCTCTGGGACTCCCGTCCGTATCTTAAAACTTTGCCCAACGGCAGAGAGATTGAGATGTTTACGGTAGGTGCACTTGCTAATGCGTTGGGGCGACCATTTATCACTATAAGAAAATGGAATGAGGAAGGGTATCTACCTTCTTCGCCTTATCGTTTACCCACAAAAAAGAACAAAAATGGAGATGACCATAAAGGCAGACGCCTTTATAGCCGAGCCATGATTGAAACGGCTGTAGAACTGTTTGAAAAAGCTGGACTTTTAAACGTCAAGCGTATAGAATGGTCTCTACACCAGAAGCTTGTAAAAGAGCTAGCTGAGGCGTGGACTAACATCCTCGCACAAGAAACTAAAAACCAAGAAACTCAAGGAGATATATAAATGGCAGTTCAATCAACAGATGATTTCGTTCCAACAACGGATGAATTCTCAATCGAAAACACAAATGACGTAGATGCTCGTCCAGAAGCATCAACATCAACTGCAGTCCAAGCAGGCTGGGGCGCAGGCGATGAGATGACTATGAAGTCAAAGGAATTCCCAACTGATTTAAAGTTGAATGAGGAATTTCAAGTAATCAAGTTCCTAGACCAAGATGGTCCATTTGCAATTTATAAGCAGCACTTCCTACAGCAAAAAACTGAAGGCAAGCGTTCATACGTTTGTTTAGGAAATGGTTGCCCACTTTGCGTTAAGTTGAACCATAAGCCAGAGAGCAAGCACGCATTTACTGTTGCTGTTCTTTCAGCTGATTCAGCAACTCGCATGATTCTTACTGCAACACCACGTCTTTACAAGACACTACATGCTGCACATTTCTCACCACAGGGTCCTCTAACAAAAAACTATTGGGCAATTTCTCGCACAGGTAAGATGCAGCAAACTGTTTACTCCCTAAACTCAATAAAGGGTCGTGACCTATCTGAAGATTGGTCAATTGATGAAGCTAAGGTTGAAGCCGTTCTAGCAACACTAGAGGCATATCCACGCTCAGCAATTTATGAAAACTCAGTTTCTGAATTAACTGAAATCGCTAACGACCTAGCTTAACTAACAGATGTAGAAGGGCTAGGACGCCCATCCCCTGTCCTAGCTCTTCTGCTTTTAGGGGACCCATGAATATCATTACAACAAAAGAACAACTTGATGAGATGGTTGCGTACTATCTTAAGCAAGATACTTTTGCTTACGATGTGGAAACAGTAGGACCGCAACGAGGCGTAACAGTTGTCAATGAAGTGCTGTGGATTTCTCTATCTACTTATGGTCGTGGTGATGTTATACCTATGGGTCATCCAAATGGTGATTTTGAATCAGAAGTTTTTCCCTTAACAGGTCAAGGTGAAAAAAGAGTTGCAGCGGGCCTTCCTGCACGAGAAAGCGATTATTCACGAGATAAGAAGAAAGCAACAGTTAGTTTTGGTCCACCACCTTCTCAATTATTTCCAGCAGAAGTTTTTAAAGCCCTCAAGCCTTTAATGTTTGGTAAAGACCGATTACTTGTTGGCCATAATTTAATTTTTGATTTAACTTCAGTAGCTAAATACTATGAAGGTAAAGTGCCTACAGGCCCCTACTTTGACACAATGATTGCTTCTTTTCTTTATGACAACAAAAACAAAAATAAGTGTGGTTTAGATGATTGTCTTGCTAGAGAGTTTAATTACCACATGGTTAAAGGTGTGGGTAAAGAGGTTGAAAAGTATTCTTTTAATGAGG